ACGTGTGCTCTTCCGATCTGCTGTCCGTACTTCGTTAGTTTCCAGGTGCCGTATCCATTAAAATCGGTTTCCAGCCCCATGAACGTGTACGATACAGACAAATCCTTGACCGATTTAGACGCGGTTACGCCGGTGGGGAGGGCGCTGGATAGCGCGGATGCCGCGCCCGGCTCGCCTGACTGTGTTTGCAAAAACAAAGTGAAGAAATGCGCCATGTACAAACACATCATGTACCGCCATGACGTGTGGTATCTGGTTTCCTTGATAGCTGCATTCGCCATTGCCAGAACCACATTGAAAAACGGCTGCGGTATTGATGGAGTTTTGGGGTCATATTCATCCGAAATCGGGAATACCGGGAATATCTCTGTAAAATCCTCCTGCGTGAACGGCGGGTTGTCTGTTACATGGATATTGGACACGCCGCTGAACGTTTCCATGAACATTTTCCCAGAACTCCCGTTGAATAGCGTCCAATAATCCATGTTCTCATTACTCCTTGTTGATGTAGGCCGCAAAAATGCGGTTGCGCAGCTTGGTCACAGACTCGGATTCATTGACCTCAACCCCGAGTTCACCAGCAATGGTTTCCAGCTCTGCACGGGTTTTGGTTTTCAGTTCGGCCTTGTACGCATCGTCCTCGGACACATACGCCGCGCCGCTGTTTGCTCCTGCATCGGCTGCGTCATTTTCGATCTTGTTCGCGTTGCTGCTGTTGACGATGTACACGAGGTTGTCCCGCTCGGCCATCTGAAACAGACGGTCATTCTTCACCCAGTCCGGGACGGAGGTGAAAGCATTTGCCTTCACTTCCACGTGCTTTGCCTCGGGATTACTGCGCGTGATGCCCTCGCCAAATGCAAACGCGCGTTTAGAAAACATAGTAAACATATCTTGACCCCCTCTCGTTAAATGCCGTCTACATAACGTGCAGGCTGCGTGTACAGGAATTTCACGGGACCCATCTGCGCCGCGTAAATCGTAATAAATGCGAACTGAAGTGCGGTGGGCTGCGTCATTGCGCGGGTCAGCGGCACGGGCAGGTCGAAATACAGGAAATTCTTGTCGTTGACATATACGACCATACGGTCAGTGCTGGACGTGCCCGCGCCCTTGAGCCAACGGCACGGGGCGATTACGAGGTCAGCACCGTTGCGCTTTGCAATGTTGTTTTCCAAGACATATTCCAGGATATTTCGGTCACCGGACGTGCCGATACGGGTCGATACCAGATAGGCGTATTTATCCGGGGGGAGCAAAATATGATTCGCGGTTGCGCTGTCATCGTATTCCGATGCCGCCCACGCCTCAGTGATGGCCTTGTTGATATCCCACAGGATTTCATCAACAGTCTTATCCTCCCAAGTGGCCTTTCCGCCTGCGCCATTGTCTGCAACCTGAGTAACGACATCCACATTGTTAATCAGACCGGTCTGACCGACGTTTTTAAATCCCTGATAGACCAGCTGGTCGATGGTCTTGTTATAGTTAAGACGGATGCCACGGTCAAGGATACTGTCAATAGATCGGCCGATGGTGTCATACTTTCGAGAGTCTACAAACGGGATTTTCATTCCATGTGCCCAAGTGTAGACCGGGAACACGTTTTTGTTGATGTTGGCCTGCATCAGCGCGATATCATCCGTTGCACCGCCTACAAGAGAGTTCTCGTTGCCGCCGGAAGTCGCATAATCCACGTCATAAGTAGAGGTGAAGTCAACCCAGCCGCCGCCGGTCTGCGCGTAGATATCACGCGGCCAGGTCACAGAGGTCAGCGGCTCTCTAATAGTGGGGTCGCGCTTTTCCAGTTCGCCCTCCAAAAACGCCATACCGTTAGCCACCCCAGCAGCATCCAGCGCATGACCGCGCCCAAGCCGCATGTCAGTATGAATATTTGCGTTCGGGAAATCAGAAACGCCAAACGGGAGTACACTCATGTAAAATTACCACCTTTCTTTAGCCCTTTGCGCGGGACTTGATCGTGATTTCTGCGACGCGGTTCGAGTCCATCGTGCCGGTAGACCACTCGATGTTGGATACCTGTACGCTGTTCGAGCCGTCAGCCTCTGCCTCAAAGTCACCTACATAGCTGTCAGAGTAGGAGCCGTTAAGCTTAGTGCGGACATACACCGCCCTGCCTGCTGCCGGAGTGCCGCGCTTGCATACTACGGTAGCCTGACCGCGTACCAATACGTCACAGGGACGGCCAGCCAGATAATCAGGGTTGGACTGGGGGTCGTAGGTGTTGGCCTGCACAACCTCGCGGACAGCAACACCGGCAATATCTGCGGCCTGCGTGCTGTCAGAGGGCAGGGAATAGGTGTTTTCAGCGTTCAGGATGACCGCCTGTCCAAATGCAATATCGGTCTTTGCAATGCGGTTCTGGATAACCTGATCAGCCGTGCGCGATACCGTGCCGGCATAACCATTATTCAGCATAATTCCAATAGCTTTTCCGGGCATGTTACTTTACCTCCTTCTTGGCGTGGGGATTGTACTTAGCAAATACTTCGTCTCCAAATGTTTCGGCCGACGCAAAACGGTCAAACGCCTTTGCGTCCTGTGCGTGAGCCTTTACATTTCTGGATACGATATTGACGGCCTTGGAATATCCGTCAGAGGTCTGCAACGACTGATGCAGCACCCGTGCTAGCGCATCTGCCGCCCGCTTGCGCTCCTTACTATCCTTGATACTCGCAATGTGCGGGCGCAGTGCCTTTAGCAGGGCTTTGGCATCATCGGAGGCATCTTCCTTGTTGCATTCATCCTCTACAACTTCCTCGGCTTCCTGCAACTCATTATCTTCGTCCTCAGTTTCCTTTTCTTCAATTTCAAGCTCGTCGAGTGCCGCCATAGCCTTATCCTTGGGTTTCTTCGCCTTAATAACTCCCAGGTCGCGCAACTGGCGAATGACAGCATCAGTGACTTTTGCAGTCATTTCCTCTGTCGATTCGTCCTTAACCTCCAGATTACTCTCCCGCTCGGCTTCATCTTCTGTATTCGTAACGACCTCATTGGAAAGTGTATCCGTTACACTGGTGACCATTGCCAACGCATCCGATGCAATACCGTCCGGCAAGGTGTCATACGTCTGCATCTTTTCGACAAACGCTCTGAGCGCCTTCCGAACATCCTGAGAAGTGTGCTTGTCCATAGATTATTATTGCCTCCTATAACTAAAAGAGTTTATATCGTGCTGTGATTAACAGCCGCTTTGCCTTGCTGGTTGTGTGTGATATACTTGCCGAATCCCGGATTGCCACATCTTTTCCCGCTCGGCCACGGTCAACGAGGGCAACATGGTTTCCGCGAATATTCGTCTGATAAATTTTGTTGTCCCGAATGACATAATCGCAATCATAACCGGCAGACACCTCGCGTTTTCCGCTTTCAATCTCTGCTATTGCAATTGGGTCTTTGACGATAATATCAGCCATCAGAAATTGAGACTCTGCGCCCGTCCCGCGACGAACTTTCGTAATTTCGCCCTTTGCATACATTGGCCAGTTGTTCACAGTCACATCCTCATGCGGATGGCTTAGCGTAAACGTCTTGCCTTCGAAACTTGCAATGGTCTGCGGGCTGAAAACCTCGGAAGGCTCACGATATACGTCAATAATCTCGTTTCCTTCCAGTCCGACCTCGCTGGTTAAATACTGGTAGGTGCCAGTACGCGCAATAGGGACATTGGAGCAGATTAGAAACCCTTCCGGTGTTCTGACCATGTTGTCCGAGATTCGAGAGCCATAGTAAAAACGCGCCATGGTTTATCCTCTCTCACTCTGTATTACGCGGCGCCAACCACAGAAAGGCATGCCTTATTCGCGTACAGGCTGGTGCCGTCCGTCCAGAAATCGATCCTGAGCGCGCATCCTTCGGTTGCGGCAATGGTGCCGTTCGTAAGCGTGCCAGTTGGCATTGCCACGTCAAATTTATTGCTTCCGGTGTTTTTTGCCAGTAACGTGTACTGTTTCCCGACCTGCATGCCCTCAATTTTTTGGATTGTTAACGCCTGAGTGAGCGTCACCATCATGTTGGACATGTGCGACACGTCAAACGTCTCTGCGCTCAACGCATCTTCCTGCACCTGTGCATATTTCATGCGGGCGTCGGGGTTCCACCCGCAATCAGGGGTATTCACATTCATTTTCTGCACCTCAATTCGTTTTACATAATGCGTTCAAATTGCGATTTGGTCATAAGTTGGATTTTTCCGCGAAAATAGACCTTATGTGGCCATCGAACAAAGCCAATATCTAAAAGCGGTTCGGCATAGCAACGGCAGTTCCATATCTGCCCGGCGTGATAGTTCCCCACGCTGGGCAGGCCGTCTAACTGTTCCGGACTGGGTGGGTCAGCGTAATTGACTAAAACATCCTGCATAATTCTGTGCTGAGATCTCACGCGCTTTCCATCTCGTTGTGTTTGCCATACATACCAGTTCACGCCCATCTGTACCGCTCTGGCCTGTGTAATGGCCGATTGCGTTTTGCTCGTCTCTGTTCGGGCTATTAGCCGTGCAGATGCCCGTGCGTGTTTGCTGGTGGCCTCTCGGATGATTTTTGCAATCTCGGACGATCTCATACCCGTCAGCGCGTAGTCCGTAACGTCCTGTACGACCTTGTATGATACGTCCGTCGGAAGCGTCCGTATAAGCCGAGCATTTTCATCTATTTGTTCTTGTACGAGTTGTCCGGTGCTTCCTTGCAGCTCATTGAGCAGCAAATTATAGTTGCGCTGGCCTTTAAACGTCTGCCGTGCTGCCTCACGCCAAGATCGCATATTGTACACGCTCAACGGGTCTACCATGCGGCGCACAGCAGAATACACATAATCCAGAAAAGCGTCTGATTTCTGGAATTCGTACATTTTTTGCTGATATACTGTAATGCTGCTATTGCATCGCTTTGCAATATAGTCAAACATATCACACAAATAATACAAATTTTTCTGAAACTCTTGTTGCACCGCCGCAATTCGTGCCCAGTCCTGCAAACGCATTACGCCATTTCCTCAATACTGCAAATGAAAAATGTCATATCTCCGGTATTGTGGCGCAAACTGTCGCACAGGCTAACGGCGAACGCCTTAGAATCCTCTACCTTGGAATCGAAAAA